GAATAGGCACAACTAATCCAACTGAAAAATTAGAGGTCGCACCAGATAGTGATGTTTCTGCTATTATCGGTCACGCTCATATAGGTAATATTGGATCTGCTGGCAATGCTGGGTTTGCTCAAATAGACATGGCTAACGGCACCAACTTTGCTCTTTTACAGACTGCTGTTGGTAAAACCATATTAAATTCAAAAGCGGGTCTAGGCATAAACTTTAATGTGGGTAACGTAACCGTTGGAGGATTTGCTGGCAGTAGCGATTTCTTTGTAGATACCGATACTTTATATGTGGACGCTTCGGAAAGTAAAGTTGGTATAGGGGTTACTAATCCATCTAAAAAATTAGATGTTAGGGGCGATACTCTTTTATCTGGAGCCGCCACAATTAGAAAAAATGGCACCAGCAATACTAACTTTTTAATTTTAGATAGCCCCGCCACAGTGGGGGCTAATGTTAATTTTATTTTTGAAATAGGAGATGATGCGTTAGGAGTTTCATCTAAGAACTTATTGCTCAAAGGCTCTAGTTCTTCAAGTGATATAGTTTTCTCTCCTTCTACTAGCGCGGAAGGTCTTTTAATGTTAGATGGTGGCGCTAACCGAGTGGGTATAGGAACGACTAGTCCTCAAAGAGAATTGCAAGTTTTACATAGTGGTGTTTTCGGTAAGATTGGACCCAACTCACCAAATGGGAACTTAACTGTAGCTGGCTATGATTATTTTGGATTTAATTTAAATGCCCACAATGGCTGGACTGATTGGCAAATCAGAGCTGGTCATGGTCAGAATCTCTTACTTTGTAATGAAGGTTCTGTTAACCAGAACCAAGTATTAGAGCTAGGCAAAACGACAAAAGATAATGCTAAAGTATATGTAAGGTCTACTGGCGCATTCATAGAAGCTGGCATGAATAACAGCACAAGCATCCCTGTTGTTAGCATGGGTTGTTTAGCTGACACTAACTTCCAAGGTGGCGCGTTTTTAGATGTTCGTGATGCTGTTGCTAGCACTCATAGATATGAGTTTAATAGAGATGGAACCTTTGTCGCGTCTGGAGTAAATGTCTCTGGTGATGTTGGCGGCACGGGAGATGGCGGCAGGATTACTTTAAATGGCACGGGCTACTTACTGTCGGGAGAAGCTGGGACTGAAGCGGATACATTACAAACTGTAACAACTCGCGGAAACACAACAAGCACTTCTATAGTATCAACTGGTCCATTTATTTCTGGGGTAACTGGATTGTTCTCCAGTGATATTACTGTTGGTGGATTAATCAATGCTCCAAGCGGAGTGGCGGTAACATCAGATGATGTTCACTTTATAGTAAAACTTACTCAGGCTGAGTATGATGCGATAACGCCAGACTCTAATACTTTATACTTTATTAGTGATGAAGCGACTAATTCTCCAGTTGTTAATCCTATAAGAACTGTTACGGGCAACTATACTATAACAGACACAGACCACACAGTTTTAGTTAGTGGTTCAGCATCAACCAACATTACATTACCTTCCGCTGTAAATAATAGTAATTATGTTTATAATATTAAAAACCTCACAACAGGAGCTGTAGTCATAAGTGCCACAGCTGGCTTAATTGATTTAAGTAGCTCTTTAACTATTAACTCAAGATTTGAATCTGTGACTGCACAATCTGATGGTTCAAATTGGTATATAATCTAAAGGATATGGGAATAAGATTTGGCAGCACCCCGATAAGAAATGTGGTCATGGAGCCTAGTAATATAGCTAGAACTCTTAGACCTAGACCTTGGATAAGGAATCCTAGATGGTTAGATATGCCTACAATAGCATCTAACGAAAGTAGGTTTACTGCCTTAGTAGGCATAAGCAGCGAATTTAAAAATCAATTTGTTTTTCATTTTAATACAAATGGTGGAGATTATACAGTTGATTGGGGTGATGGTAATACAGATACATATGGCGATAATGCTGAAGCAGAACACACATATAATTATTCTGATTTAAATGCTAATACTGAATTTACGCATAGCAAGGATGGCAAAACATATAGACAAGCTCTAATATCTGTCACACCTCAAGCTGGGCAAGGATTCACAACTTTTGATTTAGTTGAAGACCCTCCTAATAATTCACATCCTTATGCTAACCCAAGAATGTATTTAGATATAGTTTTTGGCTCTCCTAGTCTCACAAGCATTTCATCAATATCTACTTCTGGTGGTAATTTTTGCAAAGATCTTGAGCATGTAAGGATTGTTAGTTTTAGCGATAGTTTGACTAGTTTTAATAATGTTTTTTATCAGATGTATTGCTTGAGAAGTATTGAGGTTGATCGAAGCACATCAAATGTTACTAGCTGGTCCAGCACATTTCATAGTTGTTTCTCATTAGAAGAGATACCAGAGCTAGATTTTAGTGCAGCACAAGCTTTTAATTCCACATTCCATAGCTGCACCAAACTTATTAAATTACCAAATTCACTTAGTAATGCAGTGCCTACCAGTCTGAATACCGCTTTTTTCAATTGTGTTTTACTAAGAAAGATTCCTATGATGGATACTAGTAATTGCACTAATTTTAAACAAGTGTTTATGTATTGTAGAAGTTTAAGTTTCGCCCCTCATTTCGATACATCGAGTGGGACAGATTTTTATAGAATGTTTTTTGGTTGCAGGTCTTTAGAGGAAATACCAAAAAATCTCGATACTTCTTCTACCGATCAAAATGACAGTAACCCTATGTATCAGATGTTCTATGATTGTTTTAAAATACAAACTATACCAAAATTAACAAATGTTATTGGTGATATTAGAGGTATGTTCACTAATTGCTCTAATTTAAAAAGAATACCTGCAATTGATTTTTCTAATGCTACGAACACTCATGCTATGTTCCAAAGTTGCATGAGTTTGCAAAGTGTTCCCCCTTTAAATATAACAGGATCTACAGATACTTTTGCTATGTTCCAAAATTGTTATGCCTTAAAATCTATTAATACTCTCCCTACTAATTCAAGCACTGATTTCAGTCACATATTTAATGGTTGTTATCAATTAACTAAATTGCCAGATGATTTCACTACTATAAGCGCAAGTAATCCTGATGCCTTTGAATCATTCCTTAGTAACACTTATTGTTTAACCGAAATTACAGAGGGAACATGTAGTGGTTTTGGTAATGCAGGAGTTACAGACTATGAAGAAGCATTTGAGTCCACATACTTTAGAACACTTCCAAATAGTTTTACAGGAATAAACAATAATGCTAATAATATAACAAAAATGACACAGATGTTTAATCATGCGCTTGGTTTAAAACATGTCCCAACTATTGACGCATCAAATGTTTCTACATCAATGCCAAATATTTTTCATAGTACGTATTGTTTAGAATCTGGAGCGATACTTTCAGGTGTAACACAGAATGTGAGCTATCGTAGAAGTAATATGGATCGAGAGGCTATGGCAGCAGTATTTAGCGGTTTAGGACATGCTAGCAAAACTATAAATATTAATGAAACCCCAGCTGAAGGCAATCTCACAGATGCAGATAGAGCAATAGCAACAAATAAAGGATGGACAATCGCAACTTAAATGGAAGAAGGATATTACATAGAAGGATTTTATAAGTATGATAGCGGAGATCTGTTATTCGCTGGTAAAGCTGTTTTTAACAAAAACTTCACTTTGCTAAAAGAACAGAAAGATAGCTACGATTATCCCGTAGACGGCTGGAGCTGGTTTGACACATTAGAGCAAGCATGTGAAGCATTTAATTTGAATATTAATGATTATATAAAAGAAGAGGAGGAACCACATGTCATTTAAACCAATACCAACTTTAAGCGGAACTCAGGCCAATTTTGCAGGAACTATCACTGGAGTTAGTGGTATTTTTGGATCAGCAGTAGCGATAGGAACAACTACTGCCACACATCATCCATTGACCGTTGAAGGAAGGATAGGTAGCAAGCAATTCGTTGCTTCTTATCTAGAATTTCCACGACAAGGTGCGGAAGCTGGGTTTGCGATATTAAGAGCCAATAATGATGTTAAAATCGGATTTTCCCAAGATTTTGTAGTAAAACAGGGCGGTGATGTCGGTATTGGAACAACTAATCCAACATCACAATTACAAGTTGATACTCCTGCCACTTCATCTGTTGGAAACGGTATAAGAATAAATAGACCTGCTGCTGGAACGCATTATCATGCACTTGAGTTTTCTACTGATGGAACTTGTGACTGGTCTATAGGTCAGAACGCAGCAGATGCTTTAGAGATTTACGAAAATGGCGCTGATGCCACAACAAGATTAACTATTTTAGAGGGCGGTAATGTGGGTATTAGTAATACCAACCCCGTCTATGATCTCACTGTAAATTCAAATATAGGTATACTTGGCGGGACCACAAATTCACTCTTCCTAAACAACGGTAATGTAAGTATACAAGGTAATACTAGTAATAATTTACTTTTAAATGCGCTTGGGAAGGTCAGTATATCAACTAATTCCTCTGAAAGAATTACCGTCCTTGCTAATGGTCTTGTAGGGATTAATGATACTAGCCCCGCTAGCTTTAGACTGTGTGTTGGTGGGGGTATTAAAGCAACGGCTACATCTCAATTTGATGGCACTGTCACTTTTAACAACCAATTGCTTGCTACTGACATTAGAGGCGTTGGTGATTCAGATACTCGTATTGCTTTCGCTGACGATTCAATATCAGTATTTGCTGGTGGTGTCCAGATGGTTAATTTTTCTGAATCAACTCAAGATTCAGTAATAATAAATGGTGGCAATGCCGATGTAGATTTCAAAGTCATGCCTAATGGGGGTGGATTTGAGGCATTCAAAGTGCAAGCGTCTGATGGTTTCGTAGGGGTTAACAAAGGCACTCCAACTTCTCAACTTGATGTAGCGGGGACTGGAAAATTTAGTGCAGGACTATTTGTAAGTGGTGTCCCAGTGTCAACGGGATCTGCTGCCGAAGCAGACACTTTACAAACTGTTACTGATAGGGGCGCTACTACAACTAATGCAATTGTTATTAACAAAACTGCTGGTGAATTACTAACTCTTAATTCTACTGATGCTGGTTCCAACTTTATAAATTTTGATAGAGCTGGAACTAGTAAGGCTCTCGTGGGGTTTGATTCATCATCACATTCTATTTTCAGTATTAGGAATAATGATGCAGCAGGATCTTTGTCTTTTTCCACTCCTGCTTTTATACAATTCTCAGTTAACTCTACGGAGATTATACGTCTCAGAAATAATGGTAGGGTAGGTATAGGAACAAACAATCCTACTGATATTCTTACCATTAATCAAGCTGCTGATAGCAATGGTATTAGAATAAATGGATATGATGACCATTCATCTTCTTTTGTAAAACTTTTTGTAGATAGTAATGGTCATGCAGAACTTTCACAAAGCACAAATGGTGGTGATGGTTACCTTGAGTTAAAAGGAGAAAATTTCGTTCAACTTAATGCTGGGTCATTTGTTTTTACGGACGATGAGTTTAGAATTTTTGATGCTGGTCAATTATCACTGGGCAATGGAGCAGATTTCTTCCTTAAATACGATAACTCTACTGATAAATTAAAGATACACTCTAGCACTAACGATGGTATCACAATGGATACCGCTGGTAATGTCGGCATAGGAACAGCTAGTCCTAACGTGCCCCTTGAAATTAAAGGATCTGTAGGTAGTAATTTATTTGGTATAAATACTACGACACACGGTCATTTTCGTATTGGTCCCGCGCTAGCAAATAGCAGAAACGCTATTAATATACTTACTGATAATACTGCACTAGACATAAAGTTTTCACCGTCTAGTAAGAGGACTTATTTTGGAGGAGATTCAGCGACTCAAAAAGTAGGTATTAACACAGCTGGCCCTAATGCACCATTAGACGTAAGAGGTTCTATGTCAGATGATGATCCTGTATTAAGGATTCACAACACTAATAATGGCAAGGGAGCAACTATACAATTTAACGACAGTTCCTCTTCTCTTCAAAATGGTCACATAACTTACAGACACTCAGATTCTCAATCACAAGGTGGAGGGGCTTCTTTCCATTTTACTGGTGAAGCAGATACAACATTAGTTGTCGGAAATTCTACTAACAAAGGTAGAATTGTTGT